ATGTGTAGATTGTTGTAGGAGTACCTGAAGTAGCTGCTGCAAATAACGGATACAAATTACTAGCTGTTGATGTATCATTAGAAAGAGTTGCCCCTGAAACAATAGTTTGAAATGTAGGTAATGTAGCTGCACCATTGGATGTTAGTACTTGCCCTGTTGTACCAACTGATGCTATAGATTGCTGTGCAGCTGTTGTAGTTGTTCCACCACAGAGTACACCATAAGCTGTATGAGTTGTTCTTCCTGTGCCACCATTAGCAACTGGTAAAGTGCCTGTAACATTACTTGTTAAACTAGCATAAGTTGTAGAGGTTGAACCAGTGCCACCTTTTGCTATAGGGACAGTATTTTCTGTAGCTACAGTGCCTAAGCCTAGATTTGTTCTTGCTGTGCTATTACTAGCTAGATCAGATAAGTTGTTAGAAACAGTTAAGAAGCTTGCAGCAGTTAATGCAGCTGCTTGCCAAGCTGTTCCATTGTATACACGTAACTCATTAGATACTGTATTGAAATACAAGTCGCCTGTGGTTAAAGCATTTCCATCATTATCTAATGTAGGGTTACTTGAAAAAGCTCCTAAATATGTATCATCAAAATTATCTAATGCTGTAAGAGCAGCGGCAGCAGAAGCAGCGGCAGAGGTAGCACTTGCTGAAGCATTTGATGCTTGTGTGGTAGCCGTTGTTGCTTGAGTCGTTGCTGTTGAAGCTGAGGCTGCTGAGGCAGTGGCACTTGTTGAGGCATTAGAAGCTGATGTGCTTGCAGCAGAAGCGGATGTGCTTGCATTAGAAGCTTGTGTTGTAGCAGTAGAAGCAGAAGCAGCGGCAGAAGTCGCACTTGTTGAAGCAGCGCTTGCCGATGCAGCAGAAGCTGTAGCACTTGTAGAAGCGTTACTTGCCTGTGTTGATGCTGTTGTTGCTGATGTTGAGGCGTTACTTGCTTGAGTTGTTGATATAACAGCTTGAGCTGTAGATGTAGAAGCACTAGCAGCAGAAGCAGCAGCAGATATACCCGCATTAGTGGCAGAGGTGCTTGCTCCAGAAGCTGAACTACTTGCAGCAGATGCTGATGCAGCGGCTGCCGTAGCGCTTGTTGCAGCTGCACTAGCAGAAGCAGTAGCACTAGCAGCGTCTACAAGAAGTGACCATTTAGCTACATCAGCATTACTTGATATAGGTTGTGATCCTGTAGATGTATGTGCAGTTAAGCAGATATAGATGTTATTGTTAGATGTATCTTTAATAATGTCATACACAACATATGCTGTAGATGTAGCCCAATTACCTTTGTATGTGCCTACTGCATTAGTTACTGTTGGATTACCATCAGCATCAAATGATAAAAACTTATTAGCGCGAGTTGTATTGTATGGCAACGTCATGTTAATAGAAGTAGGATCTGTTACAGGCGCTTTAAGTGAACGCTCTGCTGTTTCAGCTACTTGTTGAACAAATATAACATCTGAGTCTAATTCTGTATTTAATGTATTAGCAAAGAAGTCGCCACCAGTTACAAAGTCTGTTGAACGCTCAATAGATCTAGCACCTACAATAGTAATACGATCAGCGTTTGTGGCAGCTACTACTAATGTGACTGATCCTTGACCAGTAGTTGGACTAATGGTTACAGTATAATTTGTAGTTAAAGTAAGAAGTGTGGTATTCTTGTATACTGCGATATCTGTACTAGTGAGTACAGGAAACGAAAATGCATAGGGGCCTATACCAGCAGATCCTGTGTATACTATTCGTCTTGCTACGTTGGTTATTGCATAATCAGCCATGTTTTTTCCTCTGCCTTATTTTACCTTGGATTTATAGAAAAGCGTACAAATTCTTTCTGTTTATTGATAGCTTCTACTAAATCAGGATATTTTGCTTTCTTTTCACTTCCATCTTCTTCATAGTAAATGCCACTATATTTAGCGCCATAATCTTCTTCTTCTGTCATATTAGTATCAGATCGTTGAATTTCACCAATCATTACCTTTTTAGCTTCTTTTCTATATTTAGAAACAATACGATCAATTTCTTTACGTTTATCATCAGGAGCCATAGGAGATCTTCCTGAAATCTTACGATTCTTTTCAATATCTTTTATAATAGTTGGAATAGCTCTTTCCATATTCATATTACCAAGATCATCACTAGATTCACTAATAACTGGTAATTTAATTTGTTGTCCATATAGACGTTTATAAGTATTAAATTGTTCTGCATTTAAACTAACACCATCCCAATTTTTAGAAGCCCTTGAAATACCAGTGCGATTTTCTGCAAGTATTTCATCCATTGGAGATATCTGTGTAGAGGTAGCAGATATAAATGGAATTGCATTAATCCACATATCTAGTACAGTATTCTTTGTATATTTTTGTCTGCCAGCATCATCTAACTCTTGCTCAACTTGACCACGCAATACAGGGATTCTGCCAATGACTTCATTTTTAGCTTGTTGGTATGCACGTGATGCCATAGTACTGATATTATTGCCTACCATAATTTCATCAGGAAGTTTTGATGTAGATGGTCTATCTATCAATCTAGCAACATGAGCAGCTTGAGTAGATGCTCCAATACCTAAAATAGGTATGCTCATAGCAGCATTCTTAATACCTTGCCTACCTAAAGCTGCTACAATGGATAATAATTTTTCTCCACCATCTTCAAACTTACCACGACTTAAAGATAATATTTCTCCAACAAATTGCATTGTAGGGAGATTAGTTAAATACTCTGCATTGCTTCCGGCAATTGCTCCTACCCAATTTGATATTTGATCACTATTAGGATCTTCTTCTGAGAATTTCATAGCATCTGCAAAGTCAGCACCAGCTGCCATAATTTGAGCTATTTGGTCAAAACGTTTATAAGATATATAAACTTTACCATTAGCTTCTTTTACATCTGTATATTTACCTAATGCCTCTTTAACAGAAGCAGATATTTGTTCTGTAGGAATAGCAAATGAATACTCTTGCCATCCTGTATTTTGCATAGCATTTTTTTGTTCAATATCAGCAGGACCACTACCTGTTAAAAATCCTTCTGTTGCAGCATAAGCAGTTAATGATCCAACAGTAGATCCTACTGCTAATCTAGCCATAGCTCTATCTTTGTATATACCACCCTTATTCCAGTCTTTATAGAATTGTGGAGATATAAAATTCATTCCTGGGATACGTGAAGCACCTTGATCAAATATTTTACTTAATGTATTAGAAAATGGCACCATTGTTCTAACAACAGGTAATTGAAAGAATTGATTAGTTTTATAGTAGAATTTATCTAATGTTTTAGTTTTGTCAAAGTCATATGAAAATGATATAAGCCTGCGTGTTTCTTCTACATTATTATAGATATCTGCTGGTTGCTCACGTACAAATTTAATAACATCTTCTGTTACTTGTTTTTGTGCATCTACTAATGACATACCTTCATTAGTTAATTCATCCAATCTTGAACGTGCAAATTTAGATGCTTCTCTGTGTAAAGCCATTCTAGCTATTGTGCCTGATACTAATTCGTCTCCACCAGCTAAAGCTCTAAAAGGAATAGATTGTACAAAGCTAACACCATCTAATGTATTGCCTACAAATGTATCTTTTAAATCACCAGTCCTATAAAGTTCATGTTTAGTAAATGGTATATTAATAGATGTATCTGAAAATGCTTCTGCTGATAAAGGATTCTTACGTACCTCACCTTTAAATCCAGCTCTTTCTCCAGTTTTAACAACTTTAGATGCAGATTCAAATCCATCAAGCATGCCATTACGCCATCCATGTAGGCTATTAATAAAGTCCTCCATGAAATAACTTTCTTCCCCTTTAATAGCAGTTCTTAATTTGCCAATACCAGCTGCAATACCATCTTCTACTGTCATTAAAGCACCATGAGCCATAGAACCCACTAAGTTTTCTGACCATGTTTTAACATCATTAAGCATGTTGCTTTGTAAAGTATACCAAGCACCATCTTGAATCTTATTCCAAAATCCTTTTTGTCCTTTAATAAGAGCATTTTTACCAGCTTGCGTTGGAGATGCCATATAAAGTTTAGCAAATTGTTGTAAAGTACTTTCGCTTGCAGTCTCATCTAATAAAGCTTGCAAGTCTGGTCCAGATAATGCAGTCTTAGTTTCATTAGCTCTTTTAAATACATTAAGTGATCTAGCAACATCAGTCTGTACTCCAGACATTTGTTTTAAAATAACGTCATGGTAAGCTAATTGTTGTCTAAGGTTTAATTTATCAATATCAGATAAACCTTCCGTAGTGTATCGAATAATTAAATCATCAACATATTTGGCACTATCATCATGTAATTGAATTAATCCAGCTAGATTAGTAGCTAATTGAGAATCACCTACTTTAGATGTAAACTCCTCACCTTGTAAAATAGATCTAGCCATAGACTCAGGGACACCACGTTCTATTGCTGCATCATAAATACTTTGTACAGTTCTAGTTTTAACAACAGGATCTTTAAGCATTATTTCTGATGTAGATTGAATAGTAGCTCTTAATGAATCATCGTCAAATGGCACAGTAGAAATCTTGCCATAATTAATTCCTGTAGGCGATACTGGTATAGCACCTGTAGCTTTAATTTCACCTTGCTTATTTATTACTTTTTCCATTTTCTTTTCAGAAATTGGTTTAACATTTAAAGGTTGAGGATTATCAGGAATAGTTGGTTCTGTGATTTCAGTTTCTTTTGGTGGAAGTCTAGGTCTTTGTGTAGCCGGACCTACTTTTACTTCACGCTCAACTTTTGTACCAGCTTTTTCTAATGTTTTCTTTAAAATATCTTCTACCATAGTAGCTTTACCAGCTACTAATGTTGGCTCTGTCTCTGTAAAGACTGAATCTGTTAAAGGAACACCAATATCAGGCATTGATCCTTCATCAATAGCTTGTGCTTCTGTTTGAGCAACTTCTTGATTAACTGAGTCACCTAAATCAGTAGTCATTTGATTAATACGTTTATCTAATGATGTGTTATCAATTGTCATTTCTGCATACTTTCAAGAATTTTTTTAGTTTGCCTATCTTGTTTCATTGATTCTGTTACACTGATTTTTCTTTCCATAGGTACTGATAATGCTGGTGAAATTTGATCCTTAGTAAATGCAAGATAAATACTTCTGCCTTTTATATTTTGAAAATGTACGCCATCATATCCTTGCTCTTGTAATTTTTGAACATCATCTATTCCAGATGGTACACCTTGTTTAAATTTATAGGCTGGATATGGGTTATTCATTTTTACATATACAGGAATAATTTGACCACCTTTTGTTGGAGTAATTGATCCTGTTTTATATTTCATAGAGAATATATCTGCAAACTCTTTATCTGGTGTTAGCCATATTACACCACTTAAATTTTTACTAGATATTTCATTTGGAGTTTTAAGCTCTGAAAAATTATTCATTGTGCCATGGTATAAAATAATTGGATTTCCATTTGCATCTGCAATTTTACTATCTCCAAACCAATTCTTAAAATCAAGATTTGTTTTAAGTATTCCAGTGTCTATTTTTCCAAGCATACTATTTTTAATTAGTGCTGTTGCAGATTTAAAACCTTTTGCAGCTAATCCAATTTGTCCAGCTGGAGCAATAATTTCACCAATAGTTTGCATTGGGTTGTTACGCAAACCTTTAAAATAATTGCTATTATCATCTACAAACTCTTTAACTTTTTCTGTAGTAGGCAATACAGTATCTTGATGCATTCCATCTAAGAATTTAGTTAGCTTACCTTTTCCTTCTTCATTATTAGTCATATTAACTACGCCACGCAATAAAGTTTCAAGATCACCTGGCAAACCTAAAAATCCTTGCACTGCACCTTTTACTGTTGATATAGGCAAATTTAATAATTCTTGTGCTGCTTGAGCTGGAGTAGCAATAATACCTTTTGATTCATTTTCTGCTGCCATAGATGCTCTTGATTTAGATACATATGGTTCTTCTATAGGAGCATTCATTACCATAGCAGGTTCTTTCACCATGGGTTTTTGTGGTGCAGGTTCTTGTGGCATAGGAGTAATAGGGCCATACTCTCTTTCAGTTTGCCAATTTATATGATCGTCAAATATGTCATCCATATTATTTACCTTAACTCAGAAGCAGCTAATTCAGATTTATGAATAGCATCTAAATGATTTATAATGTCTGTTTCAACAGTTGTGTTTAATTTTTTCATTCTAATGCTTTGAATAAATAATTGATACTTTTTTTCATCCATTGGATCTTCTGGATATGTAATATTTTTAATGTTCTTATTGCGTAAATATGCTTCAAATTCACTTAATTGAGTATTGACAGCTTTATTAGCTTTATTAACTTTATCTTTTTTATCCATTAAACCATCTAAAATATCAGACCTATTTGTTGGTTTTTCTATTTTGTTTACTGATTTATTATGCGCATCATTTGATTCAATAATTTTGTCAATTTCAATACGTTTAGCATATTGTATATTAGCTTTAATTCTATCTGTAGATTGTGGAGGATAAAACATTTTAGAATAAGTAACTAATTTTTCATCAACATATGCATCAGCTTTATTAAGTAATGGTGATGCGTATTTATTAGCTGCTTTACGAGACACACCTAATTCAACTGCTCTTGCATACATACCTTCTAATGTATCCCATTTTCTACCTACTTCTGATTTTAACTTAACAACATTATCATTATACTCAGCTTCAGTTTCAGCAGACTTACGAATAGACTCTACTTGATTAGCAGTAATAGCATTAGGATTACGAATAGCAATTGCATTTAATTGTACTAAAATTTTAGGATCAGAATTTTTATAGTATGATGCTTCCAATTCTTGCACTGTAATCTTATCTTTATCTGTTTGAGCAGACTCTACTTCTTTTCTAGTATCTTTAAGATCATTAAAGCGTTTACGTAAACCATCTCTTACTTTGTCTTTAAGACTATTACCTTTATCATCTTCACCAAGTGAAGCATAATAATCAGTCTTGTCTCCAAAAATACCTTGATTTACTTTATTCATTACATCATATGAATCAGTAAAGAATGCTTTATCTGTAGCACCATAATTAATTAGTGAATTAACTACAGCATTGTCTACAATCTCTTTTGCTCTTTTTGCATATTTTAATTGTGTTTCCCCTGGTAACATAGCAATGCGATCATTAATATCAGCAATATATGTAGCAGCTTTAAGTTTAAATTCCATTGGATTATTATTCTCAACTAATAAGCCAATTTGGGATGAAAAGTTAGTAAAAGATTCTTCTACTTTAATTTCTTGTTGAGCAACATATTTCTTAGACACTACTGCGTCTGCATGTCTTAATAGTTCTTGAGATGCTGTGCCTACAGAAGCTCTAAACTTTAATGACTGTTCTGGATCTATTTTGGCTAAAATATTGCTATAGCCATTAATCATACCATCTAGTGTAGATCTAATATCATCACGATTAATATCTATACCAGAATCAATGACTCCTTGGATACGACTTAACTCACTTTTAGCTTCTAATTCAAAATCAGCTTTGACAGTTGCTGCTTGAGCTGCTACTGCATTTTGACCAAAGATTGTGTAATCTTCTGAAAATAATTCTTTAGGATCTTGTTTACGACTAACAGCATCCATGATTTGTTGCAATGATGGTCTATTAGATGCACCATATTCAGCACCAGCTTTTTTAGCTTTTTCAGTTTGTGACTCCATTGCAAATTGAGAAATTTTATCTAAGCCAGCAATAAGTGATTTTGATGACTTCATAGACTCTTGAAGATCAGCAAACTGTAAAGGCTGAGTATCTGCTAATGTAATATTTTGTCTTTGATATACTGGATTATCTGCCATAATTATCTCTTATGCTTTAGGTTCTGGTGCTTTAGGTGTTGGCGCTGATGTTTTATATGTTTTACTAATATTTAATGCTCCAGTAAATAATTTGCTTGCAGCATCAAATGCACCACCTCGCATTGCAATGTCTCCAGCTGTTCCATAGATATCGGCTTGAGTGGATCCAGTCATTAAAGCATTAGCTGCATTATCCATATCCATTAAAAAGTCCTTACCACCTTGCTGAGTATTAATAGTTTGCATAAGCTTAGATGATCCTTCTAAACCCACAACACCACCACCATATCCTCTAGCAACAGATGAAGCATTGGCAGATGTTATTTTACGTAATGTTTCATTACCTCTTTGTTCATATGCTAATGCTTTGCGAGCTGCATCAGCTTCTGTTTGTTTAGCTTGTAAGTCATACATAGCCTTTTGAGACTTTGCTTGAGACATGCTCTGACTTGCGCTTACTACTGTCGATGCTACTGTTAATGCTATTTGCCAAGACATAATTATGTTCCTTGATGGACTCCTACTTTATATTCTAATCCTAATACTGTCATTTTTAATGGTGCGCTTTGAGTAATAGTAATTTTTGCCTCTGTGCTATATCCTAAAATACCATGCAACACTTTAGTTCCTGTAAAGTCTGGGACATCAGCATCTAATATATTTGCTGTATCAAATGATCTAAATGGTATTTCAATGCCATTGATAACTAAATTCTGTGTTTCTAACACTAATGCATTAACTTCAACAATACGCTTTTTAAAACCTAAACGTGTTCCAGTTTGAATCTTAAGGTCTATAGGCATTGTAGTTGCTTCAACGCTAATTGGCAATCCCAATTCATAACTTGTAGTAGATGCTCTAGGGAAAGTAACAGTGCCACCGCCTGGAACAGTTTGATTAGCTTGTACAATACCATCAAGTAAAATATTAATTTCTTTGCCTATTAAATGAGACATAGATAATGATGCTGCTACACCACCTGTTACAGCACTATCTGTCAATAATGTACCATCAAAACGTTCTACATAATATTGATCCGTACCACTAATCGTACGCTTTACCACTGCATAAATAGTAGTAATATCTACACCTACATCTATAAATGATCCATTGTTTGTAATAAACTCTGATGGCGCTATAACATTTTGTGAGCGCATAATAGAATAAGCTGCCATACTTCCATCAGAACTATTAACAATTAATAATAAATCATTTTCATCTGTATCAACTGCACGCCTTAAAGCCATACGAGTAGGTGTCTTTAATAGATGTCCAGACAATAAAGATATCTTAGATGTTAAATATGTTAATTGTGTATCCGAATAGGCAATTTCACTAAGTATCTTTCCTTGGCGTTGAATAAATAATACGCCTGATTCTAGTTGTTGAACACGAATGCCTTGTTTACTACCAGCACGACCAGTAGTAGATACAAAGAATGATGTTGGCGTAATAGGGTCTAAGCCTTGTTGTGGTACATAGAACTCACCACCAGTTGTAAAGATCATAAGGTCTCGACCAGAGATCATATCTGTAATAGCATTAAATGTATTGGTATCTAATGTTGCTTCTACTGCATCATCATCTAAGCCTTCGGTAGCTTCAAAGTCAAAGAATATACCTACTTTTGAACCCCATACTGTAGATGGTCGAGATTTAGATCCACCAAAATATAAACGACCTTGATGAAATGTAACTGTTCTAGGCCATCCTTTTGTTGATGACCATACATCTTCATAACCAGACTCTAATTCCCAATTTGCATTGGCAATAGCTGATGTGTTAAAGAATGGAAATTCAGTAATAGCATTGACCACTGTAGTACTTGTATACTGTACAATTTTTGCTCTACCTTGTGGTATTACATTAATATATTGACCTACAGATGCAGCACTAAAAACAGCAGAAGATGCAGTAAGTGTGACTTTTCCAGATACTGCTGATGGTGTTAATGTGCCAGCTGGGTTAGAGTATGCAATGGTATAAGCATATTTAGGAATACTATCAAAACTAATAGCAGATGCTGTCCATGTAGCATCATTAGCTCCACGCACAATTTTTATGGGAGCAGTATCTTCTTGTACTACAATTAAAGTATCAGCAGATTGTGTCCAACACATATTAGCTAATTTAGCTGATGTAAGACTGACACCTGATGTAGATAAGTATGAATTTCCAGTACCATTAATATTGGTTATTAATACACCGGCTTTAAAGATATGCATGCGATTGTGCGTAAAGCAAAGCATATAACTATCTGATGTAGAAAATTCAAATGCTACTAGCCTTACGCCATTAGCAGCAGATTCTGCACTTGTATTAGGTAATGCACTTATATAGCGTAAGCCATGTCTACGAGTAATGCCACCTTGTGGCTGACATGTTACATTTTGTGCGGTCTCTAAACCATTTTCATATGATTTAATATCTACACGTGAACGAAGTAATGGATCTATTTCACCCGCAGTAAAGTTTGTTTGTATATTAACAAAGCGAGCCATTAATATCTCACATTAATAAGTGAGAAATCTTGAATAGCATTGATAGGTTGTCCTTGTCCATCAATATTCATAGCCTGTCTCATATAGCCACCGCGACCATTTTCTCCTGGGGTTCCTACTGCAATAGTTTGCCAATACTGAGCTTTTTCAGTTTGGTCTGTAATAGGCAATGATAAATGCCATGCTAAGATATATTTTAATAATTGAATAAAATAAGTAGGCATTGCATATTCTGGGACTGAGTACTGATAATCTACATATACTTCTTCGTAGTTAGTAAGTAATTTATCTCCCATGATTCTATACTCATTTCTAAAGGGAGCGCCTACAGAATTACTATTAAATACACCGCGTGGTGATGTTAGACGATCTGATGGTAATTGATATTCGTATTCATATTCTGTCGTTGGTATTGTAACCAAACGAGCCAAAGCCACTTTTTTAAAAGAGAATGACCATGGATAAGTTGTTAGAGCTTGATCTCTAACGTCTGGATAAAGTCTATCGCATATAGATGACTCATCTGTTCCTTCTGTAAATGATGCAATAGGTTTTGCACCTAACATCAATAAAGAATCAGAACAAACGGATAATGCTGAATCTCCAGCTGCCATACTTTATCTCCAAATGTAAGAATAAGGCGAGTGTAAAACACCCGCCCTACCCAAGTTACTTACTGCAATACAGTTTTTTAGTCTGTATTTGTTACTGTTGCTGCTGTTGTATCAGATACGTTTACAACGCCAGCAGCTGTATTTGTCATCACAACGTGATAACCAGCTGTTGAAACTGCACCAGAAGAAGTTGTTACG